TTCTATATTCTGGTTAAAGAAACGTGGTTTAATGCCAGGTTTAACATTTTCAAATGAATTGATTTCACGTGATGAGGGTATGCATTGTGATTATGCTTGTCATCTTTTTAACAATCACATTGAAAATAAATTAAGTGAGAAACGTATTAAAGAAATTATATGTGGGGCTTTGGAAATTGAGAAGGAATTTATTTTAGAGGCATTACCTGTTCGTTTAATTGGTATGAATTCAGATTTAATGGAACAATATTTAGAATTTGTTACTGATAGATTATTAATGGCTTTAGGATGTTCTAAAGTTTATAATTCAGAGAACCCATTTGATTTTATGCAAAACATTGCATTACAAGGTAAAACAAATTTCTTTGAGAAAAGAGTTGCCGAATATCAAAAGGCAGGGGTCAATAACGCATCAGAAGATTTAGATTCTGCGTTTGGTGATGTAGATTTTTAATTTAAAAAAGGCTTAACAAAATGAAAGTAAAAAAAAGAAATGGTGAATTAGAAGAGATGAGATATGACAAAATCACTAAACGTATTAGTGTCCTTTGTCATGATTTAAATATGGAATATATAGACCCAACGTTTGTTACCCTAAAAGTAACTTCAGGAATTTACGATGGAATTTCAACAACTGAATTAGATGTATTGGCGGCAGAGACCGCTGCAGCTATGGTTACCACACACCCTGATTATTCAAAATTAGCGGGAAGGTTGGCTGTTTCTAATTTACATAAAACAACACCTAGAAAGTTTTCACAATCAATGAAAGAATTATATTCCTTCATTGAACCAAAAACAGGTAAAGAATCTTCATTAATTGATGAAAACATATACCAATTTGTTTTATCGAATAAAGAAATTTTAGATGGTGCTATCAATCAGAATCGTGATTTAGATTTTGATTATTTTGGTTTTAAAACATTAGAACGTTCATATCTTTTAAAGATTGGTAATAGAATTGTTGAAAGACCACAATATCTCTATATGAGAGTTGCTGTTGGTATTTGTAAGGGTGACGTTGAAATGGCACTTCGTATATATGATGACTTATCTCAGCATTATTACACACATGCAACACCAACGCTGTTTAATGCCGGCACAAAACGGGCTCAAATGTCATCTTGTTTTTTAATAGGAAACAAGGGTGATGATATTGATGGGTTGTTTGATACAATAAAAGATGTTGCAAATATTTCTAAGTGGGCAGGAGGGATTGGATTACACGTACATGATGTAAGATCTAAAGGTTCTTATATTAAGGGAACTGGTGGAGAGTCTGATGGTTTAATACCAATGATGAAAACATATAACGAAGTTGCTCGTTGGATTAACCAAGGAGGAAAACGTAAAGGTTCTTTTGCGGTATATCTTGAACCGTGGCATGCTGACATTTATGAATTTATTGATTTAAGAAAAAATCATGGTAAAGAAGAAATGAGGGCAAGAGATTTATTCTTAGCTATGTGGACACCTGATTTGTTTATGCAACGTGTTGAACAAGATGGTGATTGGACATTATTCTCACCTGACGAAGCACCAGGTTTATCCAATGCTTATGACACACCTGAAGAAAAAACATTTACCATGTTGTATGAATCATACGAACAACAAGGTTTAGGTAGAAAGGTTGTAAAGGCAAGAAAGTTAATGGATGCAATCTTAACTGCACAAATTGAAACAGGAACACCTTATATGTTATATAAGGACCCAGCAAACTATAAATCAAATCAAAAAAACTTAGGTACAATTAAATCATCAAATTTATGTACCGAAATTATCGAATACTCATCCCCAACAGAACAAGCAGTTTGTAATTTGGCTTCAATCGCATTGCCTAAGTATATCGTTAACGGTGAATTTAATCACGATATGTTATACGAATATACCTACCAAGTTGTAAAAAACTTGAACAACGTAATCGATTTAAATTTTTATCCAACAGAAGAAACAAAACGTTCAAATTTTAAACATCGTCCTGTTGGATTGGGTATTCAAGGTTTAGCGGATGTAATGTGTTTATTAGGTTTACCATTTGAGTCTGAAGATGCCGATACATTACAAACGGATATTTTTGAAACAATATATTTTGCGGCTATGACATCATCTAAAGATTTGTCTAAGTCATTTGGTCCATATGAATCTATTGCAGGTTCACCCATTGAAAAAGGAATTTTTCAATTTGAAATGTGGGGTAAAAAAGATAAAGAATTATCTGGTCGTTGGGATTGGAAAGGTTTAAGAAAAGAAGTGGTTAATTATGGGGTTAGAAACTCTTTGTTAGTTGCACCGATGCCAACAGCATCAACCGCACAAATTTTAGGTAATAACGAAGCGTTCGAACCATTCACAACTAACCTATATTCTCGTAGAACATTAAGTGGTGAATTCATTATGATTAACAAACATTTAGTTAATGATTTACTTAAATTAGGTATGTGGAATGAAGATATTAAGAAAAAGTTAATCATGGAAAATGGTTCGGTTCAAAATATTCCTGAAATCCCAACCCAAATGAAAGAAGTTTATAAAACCGTTTGGGAAATGTCTCAAAAGAGAATTTTACAAATGGCAGCAAACAGAAGTATTTTCATTGACCAATCACAATCATTGAATTTATTTATTGCGGACGCAACTAAATCAAAATTATTAGCGGCACACTTATTTGGATGGAAATTAGGATTGAAAACTGGTATGTACTACTTAAGAACACGTTCTGCGGTGGATGCATTAAAAGGGTTAGGAATTGATATGTCAACAACTAAATCAACAGAACAACCACAAACAGTTAATACGGTAGTAACACCAACTAATAATCAAATAATTAGTGAAAATACACCTGAATTGGTTATGACATCAGAAAGACCGATGGACTCACCTTTCGAATGTGAGGGTTGCGGTTCATAAAGATAATGGGAGTCTCCCTCAAAGTTACTGTCGTCAAGGCGTACCTTGAGCTTCTAGGTTTTGAGAATAACGGGGGTGAATATCAAGACACTAAATTTAACCCAGCTTCGGCTGGGTTTTTTATTTATTACCATTTTATAATAGTTTATATTTATTGGTATGGCAGTAAAATATGGAATTGATTTTCCTTTTAGAGACAGTTTAGAAGGTAGTTATTTAAAGATGACTTCAGCACCTGATAGGGAAGTTAGAGCTAATTTAATACATCTACTATTAACAAAAAGAGGTAGTCGTTATTTCTTACCTGATTTTGGTACAAGATTATATCAATTTATATTCGACCAAAACGACATGGTAACTTGGAACTTAATTGAAGAAGAAATTAGGGAATCAGTAAAAAGATACATACCTAATTTAGACATAACAAATCTTGAGGTAATTTCTGCAGAAGATGATCCTGATAATGTAAGAACATTTTCTTCTGATGAGGACGAAAGACTTTTTAGGGTTTCGGATAGTAAAAATAAGCCGTACACGGCTAAAGTAAAAATTGAATATACAGTTAATAACGGAGCATTTTCGTCTTCAGATTTTATAATATTAAACATTTAAAATGGGAAAAAAGATATCATACGCAACTAGAGATTTTGCGGGACTTAGACAAGAATTAGTAAATCTAACAAAAGAATATTATCCTGATTTGGTTAAAAATACCAACGACGCATCAATATTCTCTGTGTTGTTAGATTTAAACGCAGCAGTTGCAGATAACTTACACTTTCATATTGATAGGGTTTGGCAAGAAACGATGCTAGACTTTGCCCAACAAAGACAATCGTTATTTCATATTGCAAAAACTTATGGTATTAAAATACCAGGTAATAGACCATCCGTTTCTTTATGTGATTTTTCTATTAACGTACCAGTAAGGGGAGATAAAGAGGATGATAGATATTTGGGTATTGTTAAAGCGGGTGCTCAGGTTTCAGGAGGAGGACAAATTTTTGAAACGTTAGAAGATATTGATTTTTCAGACCCGTTCAATAGTAGAGGGGAACCAAATAGACTTAAAATACCTAATTTTGATAATAATAATAGATTAATTTCATACACTATAACAAAAAGAGAACCCGTTGTTAACGGAGTTACAAGAATTTACAGAAGAGTAATTTCAGAATTAGACCAAAA